AGGATAATCGGCTAAACACTCGGCGCACCTGCCGTTAACTTGACAATGTAATAAATTCAAATGCCATAATAATTCAGCGTAATGGATCTTTTTCATCAGTTATCCCATCGGGCTTCGCATTGGGCTTCCCGATTCTTTTCGGTGCAAGTCCAACCGCTGTAAGCCTTGCCGGTTTTCGAGCTGATTCCCTTCTTTCGATTCATTCGACCGTGTGCGCATACGGGCTCATCGGCGAGGATCTCGCCGCCAAGCTTCGTCGTGATCTCGGTCATCGCTTGATCTACATTCCAGAGATTGTCGTCCGGTGTAGTTTGACCAGCCTTGACCCGTTCAACCTTTTCGGCTTCCTCGCGTGAGATCGAGTGCTTCTCGGTTCCGATTCCGGCGTTCTTGCAAGCGATACCGATTGCCGAAGTCTCACAATTCTCAAGTGCAAAGTCGCGATTGACTCCACGCTCTGAGATCACTTCGTTCGCGTGACCGGTCACGAATGGAGCCGGATCGGCTTCGGTGCGCCAGAGTTCAGCTTTGACGATGAACCGTGTGTGAGTGGCTTCAATGATTGATGTGACAATTTTGCCGTCCGGGTATTTAACCCAGAAAAATTTGATTCTTTCGGCGACTGTGGTGTATTCCGACAGATTAAACATTGAGGCTCCCTTGAATTGGTTGAATGGATTTGACCTGATCCCAGATCGTAAACTTGCCGTCGTAGCTCACGCCATAAGCGCAAGCCGAACAAAGATGTCGATCGACATTGGATTTCTGTAGCGTCTTTTCAATAGTCCAATCGGCTTGAGTTTTTGCCTTTTCTCGCCATTGACCGGATTTGTCTTTCCCGTGTGTGATCTTGCAATAGTCGCACCAGATACCTGGACTCGCTTTGCGGATCATTTGACAGCTCTGAGACGCCGCTCAATCTTGACCACAGCTTCGGATCTGCCGGTGTTGTAGCCCCTAGACCAAGCTAGGACGGCGACGCCGAATGTGATTCCCGTGTAAATAAGTACCATAAATACGAACGCGATATTTCCTGACATTTCTGCTCCCTTGATCCGTTGTCGTCGGATCTGGTTTAAGTGTCAGCCTTAGTCGTCTAGCTTGTCAACGACCTCGGTGTGTCTCGGCGCGTCGAAAGATAAAATCGTGTAGAGACGGTCGACCCGGAGATCGATTCGATTGATCTGATCCTTGATCGATTGTCCGCCGTTAGGCGTAAGTTCTGCCATTACCGATCGGACGATGACGCGTGTTGACGCGTAGACGGCGGCAAGAACCGAAATAACCAATCCGGCAACCGCCGTCCACTCGCCGATTGTCATGCGCTTTTAGAGATTCCGAATGTGGCGTCGTTAGGATTACAGAATCGAATCAACACCGGAACAAGTCCAGCGACAAGTCCCATCGCAATATCTTTCGGGTTTGTGTTGCCTGTCATATAGACAGCCAATCCACCGGCGAGAGAGCTTCGGAGCCAAGAGACGAGAAGTTCTTTCATCTTGATCATTTTTTCTCCTTTACTTTCGCAACCTTTGGCGGAATAAGTGGAAAGTCCAATTCCGACGGTGCGAAATTTGGTCTCCCGAATCCGACGATAGATCCGCCGGCTGTGTATTGACGCGTCTTGATCATGACTTCTCCGCCGTTGCGTTGAGATCCTGATCCTGATGTGTTGCCTTCGATGGTAGTGATCCAGCCATCGCCGTCTTTGTCGGCTTTGATGACGACTCCGATGTGTGAAATCCTGAACACTTTGTCGTCCGGGAAATCAAAGAACGCAAGATCGCCGCGCTGTGGTGTCTCATGCCATCGACCTTTAACCTTGAACGCTTTTGATCCGGCAAGAGTAGAGACCACATTTGGGATCTTGACTCCGGCTTCATTCGCGCACCACATAAGAAAAGAACCGCACCACGGCAAGCCGTCGGCTCCGGTAAATTTTCCGTACTTAGTCAGATTCTCGCCTTGCTCGATGTAGCCGACTTCTTTGAGTGCGACTTCAATAAAGCGTTGAGCTGTATTTTGCGGATACATTACAGAGAATCGATTTCATCTGGAGGATTAAATTCGTCCAATTCTGGATCGTAAATGAATCCGATCCCAGCGTAATTCTTGCGAAAATTGCCATTGAATGAAGTTTGAATCCAAGTGCCACCGAATAACTCTGTGGCGAATTGTTCGACATTAGGCTCTAAAGAATTGTCAAAGACAAGAACTCGAAGCACTACTCCGTTGGAATCTATTTCTGCCGCGTGAGCCATTAGAAGATTACACTCCCCGATCCTGTCCATTTGTAAATTCTGTAACCGCCGGTTGTGGTGATTGTTGGAGATCCGGTCGTTGATGTTGCAAGCGCGTAAGTGTCTGCATATCGAATAATGACAATTCCCGATCCGCCATTTGGAGCCGAAGCACCGTCATCGCTATATCCGCCACCGCCGCCGCCGCCTGTGTTAGCTGTTCCAGAAGTTGCGTCTATTTGATAAGAACCGCCACCATTACCGCCGCCGGCTTGACCTATACCAATTAAACTGCCGTCATTTTGCTCACAAGAACCGCCGCCACCGCCGGCATAAGAGACCGAAGCTCCGGAAATTGAGCTTGTAATTCCAGATCCACCGTTGCCGCCCTTACCGCTTGAAGTGTCGCCATTAGCACCGACTGAGCCATAACCACCGCCGCCACCGCCTACATATCTTGAAGCACCGGAACCATTTCCGCCGGCTTTGCCTTCGGTTCCAGTTCCAGCCGCGCCGGTTTTATTAGAGCCGGTGCTGGAAGCACCACCGCCACCCGAACCTCCTGTCGTCGGATTTCGAGCTGTTGGATTTTCGCAACCAGCCGCACCGCCGCCGGTTGATGTAATCGATGAAAATACTGAATTGGAACCGTTCGCCGGTTGACCAGTTTTTGAACCTGCGCCGCCGCCGCCTACTGTGACCGTGATTGAAGCTCCAGCCGTGACCGCGAATCCTACCGCTGTTTTAGCACCGCCACCACCTGCTCCGCCACCTTTTTCTGTTGCTCCACCGCCACCACCTGCGACGACTAGATATTCAACAGTCGGCGGAGTACGAGCGCGTCCAGTTGACGCAACAATTCCAAGAATCGGACTCATTAGGCAATATCTCCAACGACTAGCCATTGGTTCGCGGCGATCTTTATTGCCGTTGCGGCACTATTAACAACACGAAGTTTCGGAGTTGCCGGAACTCCAGCCGTTGAGATGATTGTTGTTGTTCCCGGTGTGACCGCGCCGATCGTAGGTTGACCGGCTCCAGTAATCCAAAAGAAATTTACTTCGGTTCCGATTGCAAAGTTAAAAGTCGCGTCGGTTGGGATATTGAATTGCTGTGTTGCCGCGTTGTTCATTGAAAAAAGATTAAATTCATCGCCTGACGCAATTGTATAAGTCGCCGTCTTGGCTGTGTAAGACGCTGATCGACTTAGAGCTACGGCTCCAGAAGTTGCGCCGCCTGATAAGCCTGATCCTGCCGCTGTCGTAACCGCTGTAATGTCACCTTGATCGTTAGCGATCCAAGTATAAGCAAGATCGGTGTTGGAAGTTTTTGAAAGAATCTGTCCGGTTGTTCCACCTTTAAGATATACGAATGAGGTATCAATTCCGGATCCCAAAGTTCGGATCGCGGCGGCTCCGTCTTTGACGAGATCGGTGTCGTTCGGTGTTGTCCAACCGAAGTTTGTTGTCGTTGCCATTTTCCTTCTTTCTTATGCGACGACTGTGGCGTGTTCCCAGTCGAGTGTAGAGGATAAAGTGTTCCATCTTTCGGATATTGGAACGGATGTCCAACGGAAAGCCGTGAGCGAGAATGACACCGGCGAAAGATTGACCGTGATTGCCAGAGTGTTGAAGCTTGCGCGGAATGTCCAACCTTCGACAAATCCTTGAAATTGCCCGTCGTTCATATTGATCGGGAGATCGGTGACATTTATTGGGAGTCCCATAAATATCGCGATTAGCGTATTTCGATCGATATCTGACATTTCTGGATTGGTGAGTGCGTAAGTGATCTGATCGAACTTGGCGCGAGGATAAGCCCGGAGAGACAAGTATCGCGCCGCTTGAGTTGTGGCGTCTGTGTTACCTCTGACGGTTGTGTTGATGATTGCGGCGAGATCACCATAGAGCGCGATTGAAGCGGCTTCGGTAGCTGTGACCTGTGATCCGTAATTGTTGCCATAGGTCAGAGTTATGTCATTTCGAACATCTCCGCCGCGTGTACGAATGGCAAGTCCCGAGCCAATTGCGTCATTAGCTGAGACATCAAGATATCCGTTCGCCGCTAGATATTCGCTCCGATGTGTGGAATCGGCGTAACCAATTCGCCCGGACGAGTCCTCGTAAATATAACCGAAGCCCGAAGTCGCAAGAGCTGAGACCAGCGAGTAAACATCGGTCACACTTGACGAGCGTTGATATAGCTCAAAGTCTCCGGGCTGATCGATTTCGCCGAGTCCGGTATTTTCTGCGTCTGCCCAAGTTGTCGCCGGATCGTAAGCCGCCCAAGTTGTAGCGGCTGGAACCGCGTTCCAATTCGCAAAGAGAACCGCCGAGAGGATTGTGTAAATCTGATCTCCGTCGAAGTCGTGAGATAAGACTCCTTCGGTGAGTGCCTTTGGAAGCCTTGAGAGAGCCCCTAGCGCGACAATTCGAACGACCTGTGAATATCCGGTCGATCCAGCCCTAGCGACCTCGATAGCGACATCTGAGACCGATCCACCGAATATCGGAACGAACGCGCCTGTTCCGTCCTTGACTTCGACTGTGAGACCGTCATTGATTGAGATCGTGACTGACGCCGTGTTTAGGTTGATGAGTTCTAGAGCGCAATACCCGGCGACGGGTTGCTGATAGATATCTGTCCGACCGCTAGTGATTGTTAAATTCGAAAGAGTGACATCTGTGTATTCGACCGCGTTGATCTTTACACGCCACTCGGGAGCCCAGTTCGTCACACTAGGATTCCGGCTCCGCCAAGTGTTCCGCGAGCTTGCGAATCGTTAAGAATTGAGACGATCTGGCGAGCTGTGGACTCTGAGTCGATCGCACCGTTGACGGTCAGATTGATCGACGCACCGCCAGAAAATCCGGCATTGTAGACCTGTGGCATTGATGGAGCCGACGGAACTGATGTGTCGAATCCAGCGGACGAGACTTTGAGTCCTAATCCTTTTCTAATTCGATCGATGTCCTCTTTGCTTGTCGAAAGTGGATTTCGCAAGTATTCGGCGGCGGCTTGAACGATAAAGACCAGCTCTTTGAGAATTCCGATCGTTACATTGGCGACCGCGTTTAGAGCTTTGAGAGCTTTAATAAATCCATCAATCGATGAACCTTCGCCGCCAGTTCCAGAATCGATCGATTTGAATAATCCGCCTACTTGTCTCGCCATTTCTGCAATATCTTGCCCGGCTTGGAATGCCGATTTTTGAGTCTTTGAAATCTTAGGTTCAAAAGAATCGACACGCTTTCCGGCGTAATCGGACGCTACAGCTAGTCCTTCCTCTCCGGTAAGTCCAGAGATGAACGCATTGAGAGCCGGGATTCCCGATTCGGTCATAAATTTTGAGAATTTCTCAACGACCGGCAAGAGTGCAAAGCCGAGAGTCTCTTTCGCTTCGTCCATCGCGACTTTCATTCTCGCGAATCGTCCGGCGTAAGTGTTCGCGGCGACATCAGCCTGTCCAGCGAAAGTCGTTGACAAGATTTGAACAGCCGCGTCGAAGTCTTTTGTCTTGATGATATTTTCATCAATCGGGACGCCAAGTTTTTTCAATGCTCCGAATGAGCCATCGTAGGCTTTGGAAAGAGCTTCGGTGACTTGCGCCAGACCTTTACCAGTACCGGCGGCGATATCGATCGCGAGTGATTGAAGCCTTGTCGCTTCGGTGACATCTTTAGTCGAGCGAAGTAAGCGATCAAATGACGGACGAAGTTGATCGTCGGTGATTCCGGTTGCGAGTGAAGTCTGATAAATATATTTCTCAACGCTTGCGATCTGTAAATCTGTGGCGTCGGTGACATTCTGGAGAGTAGTTGCGAGCTTTGCTTGAGCCGCTTCGTCCTCGATTGCTGACTTAACTCCATCGACGGCGGCTTTGATTGCCATCGCGCCAATAGCCGCTCCAGCGGCGGCGGCGGCTACTCCAACAGCTTTGAACGCTCCGTCTAGCTTGTCCCCGAATGTGCTAGAAGTGTCCTCGGCTTGCTTGAGTCCTTTAACAAGGTCGGCTGTATCCGCGAGGATTGAGAGTTTGAGTGTTCTTGATCCAGCCATTTTTAGTCATACTCCTTCAAGATACGATCGAATGCGCGTTCCCATTTGTCAATCAATTCCGGTTGGATTGATCTGAGTGTTGGATAGATAAAGTATCCGGCAGATCCGCCACCAAGTCTCGGAGTGCGATTTGGAAATTGCTTATATCGATTGGAACCGAATTCCAGACCAGCCCAAAGCTTTTGAGTAGTACCACCGCCGGAGAACTTTTGTGCCGCGAAGCCGAACGAGACTTCCCCGATCTTGGACGACTTCGCAACCCTTGAGCCTTCGGCAACACGACGAACAGCTGTCCCCGCGACGGTTCGGGTTTGAGCTGTCTCTCTGACTTTAAGCTGTAAGAATTCCGCTAGGGCTGAGGATTCACGCTTTGCGGCTTCGATACCTTCATCGGACATCGCTTTGAATGAACGAGTGATCGCGCGAAGTTCGGCTTTGTCATACGCGATTTCTACGCTCATTCCGCTTCTCCAATACATCGATCGCCGTGAGGATATCCTCTGCCGTTCGCCATTCGCTCATCGGAATACCTGTTTCGATTGCTAACTCGACAAGTAATCGTCCTAAGCTTCCGGCTTTGTGTCTTTTGGGAGATCATCACCGATCGAAAAATCCGAGACCGTTTCACACCAAATCTCATAAGGTTTGACAGCTTTTCCGCCGGCTTCACGCTTCATCGCGTTCCACGCTAGGAAAAGAATGTCATTCACGCCGAGATTATTATGCGCGTCCTGAATTGTTCGACCGAATTTGATCTCCCATTTCTGCCACTCCGGGACGCTCGCCGTGTGTACGGCTGACTCCCCGGAATGGTGTTCGATAGTGATTTCTAGCTTCATCTCCCGATCTCCTTTATTAGCTGAATGTGTCGGCTGGAGTGCCGTTCACCAAGAATGAAAGTGTGACGGTTTGAGCTCCGGGAGCCGCTCCGCCGACTGATGGATAAACAGGATAAACATTGAACGCAAAGACCGCGCCGGTGGCGGCTGTCAAGCTTGCGGCTAGTGTCGTATTTGGTGCGGAATCAGCGGCAAGCCATAAAGCTTCACAAAGCGAAGAGGTTGCGCCCCAATCCGCGAGCATTTCAAC